CTGCCCCACGGCCAGCGCACCCGCCTGCGCACCACCAACGGCCTCGAACGCATCAACCGCGAGATCAAGCGCCGCACCCGCGTCGCTTCGATCTTCCCCAATACCGCGTCCTGTCTCCGGCTCGTCTCCGCACTGCTCGCCGAGTGCGACGAGGAGTGGATGACCGGCAAGGTCTATCTCAACTTGAAAGACTGATCCCACTATCCCAATGGAATCGCCACGGATTATTTACAGAAAGAAAGTTGCACAATCATCGATCATGGTGGCGCCGATCACCTCGACAGATTGATTCCAGTAGTGCGGGCGCGGCTCCGACGTATAACTTATATCGTAGGAGTGTCCCTGCTCGAATTCGAACCCCAGCGGGTTGCCGTTGATGTCTGGCACGTAGGGACCAGAAATCTCCTGGCCATCGGTGCGTACCCAGATAGTCCGCGGGTCATGGTCCTCGAACGCTCCGGAAGTCACGTCCAGCAGCGGATCGGGCGTCTCGTCGCTGATGTCCACGGCAAACGTCGCCCCGGAACCCGACAGCGTCAGCAGGAACACTCCTTGAATAGTGCGAACCGGGCTGAACGGGTAATACGCCAGCGCCACATTCCGGCCGGTGCTGTCGGCATCATCGATGGTGAGGAGCATGCCATTGTTCCCCCACGGGTGGGCGAAGGAAACCGATGATGAATACGTCTCTTCTGGGCTGTCGAAGAGGCCCAGGCGATGTATGGTCACGGTCAACAGCCCGGTGGAGCCGGTAATCACCGCTCGCCACGGCAGATTGTCGGCGTCGATAAAAACCCACCCAAGCCGCAGAATTGATGCCTCCAGGCTGCGGCCATACAGAATGTCATCCTCGGAGATGACCCCGTAGTTGAGCCACGTCATTCCCTGCGCGGCATCGGCCTCCGGTGTCGTCACCGCTGGCTGGCCGGGGATCATGACGATCCGCGAGCTCCCGTTATGTGGGCTTCCTGGCCGCTCGCGCGTCGTCGCGTTCGGGAGCTCGATGACGCCGTTGCGCCATAGCCCGTGCCACGGATCACCGAAGCGCAGCACCTCGTCCTGGTCGAAGCGTTCGCCGGGCGTCATGTTGGCGCCTTGAATTCGATCGTTACGTCACGAGCGGCGGCATCCTTGAACCTGATGGTCTTGACCGGCTTGATCACCAGCGTGAACAGCCCGTCCGAGCTGGTGATCGTCTGGTTTGCGTGAAAAGTACGGTCGGCGTAAGCGGTTTCGACCAGCGGCGAGGCGATACCACTGGTCGCCGCGTCGCCGCCAAGCAAGGCGCCGACGCGCGAGATTCCCGCAGCGCCGCGCGCCTTCATCGCCGCAGGCCCGGCGCCATCGGCGGATTGCCCCCGCTCGGTAAGCGCGCGCAGCGCTTCGGATAGATCCTTGCTGCTCATGCGTCGGCTTCCCGCAGTGCGTTCGTGATGAGCGACAGATCGTTATGAACGCCGCTCGCATGCGTGCTGTCGAGAACGCGGATATGGACCGCGACGGCCGCCGCGACGCCCCCGGCGATCGTCTCGGGCAATACCAGCGGATCACCGCCGACCGCCGTGTCGAGCCCGCCGGAAGTCAGCGCCAGGCGCACATCGCCGGCCGGGCTGCCGGAGCCGGAATCCGCGTCCGTGATGCCAATCGTTACCGGATCGACGCCCGGGTCGCTGCCCGCCTGGCACACCCGCCCGGGAAGCGGGCTGCCGAACCAGATCACGCGGTCGACGGCTACCGGATCGGCGACCGGCTGCACGAATCGCAGACGGGAGGCCACCGGCGTGGTCAGTGCCGCATCCGAGTAGAAGCCGAAGGAAAGCGCCATCAGAAGGTGATCTCCAGGCTGCCGGACGCGATCGTGACCGCGGCGGAGATGGTGGTTTCGACGGTCAGCGGATCGCGCAGCGGCGCCGGAATATCCGGCATCACGATGCGGAACTGCGGCACGTAGGCCGGCGCCTCGACATCATAGCCGTCGCTGCGCGGATCGACGTTGCAGAGGAAACCCTGGACCGTATCCTCGTCCGGATCGGGCAACGTATCATAGGACGAGCCGATCCAGTTGCCGAGATCCGGCGCATCCAGAGTATGGGCGACGGTGTTTCCAGGGGCGCTGGCCGTGGCGGTAAAGCCCGTCACCTCGCCGTCTCCATCGGGCACCGCGAGCGTGAAGCTGCTGGCCATGGCGCCGGAGTCGATGTCCATATCATGCTCGATCTCGCTCACCTGCCCGGTGGCGGCGACGCCGCCGGAGTCGATCGCCAGTACCGCGCCGATTTCCCAGCGTGGATCGAGCGGCCGGGCGAAGCGCACGCGGCGCTGGCGCCGCCCTTCCCCGACGCGGCGCATGGCACGGGCGACCACCTGCGCGACGGCTGCCTGCAGGTCGGGCGTCGTGATGTCGCCGAAGTGGTCGACCGCGCCGTTCGTCGGCGGTATCGGCGCCGGCAGGCCTTCGTACCCGGTCGGCGTGCCGGGCGGGTGCGGCGGATTGGCGGAATAGATCGGGCTGACGCTGGCCTCGCGGGGCGCCGACTCCCACTCTGACACGTCGAAATCCGAAGAAAACGCCGCGCTGATCGAATCGTCCCGGCTCGACGCGCCACCGAGGTCGATGGTGATCGAATAAACGACCTCGACCTCCTGATACCAGCGCCGGTAGAGCGTGGCCTCGAAGCTCTGGCAGATCGCCGCCGCCTGGTCGGCGCTGACGACGTAATACGATCCGCCGATCGGACCATACGACCCCGGCGTCGGCTCGACGATGACCGGATCGCCGCGGGTGTTCCAGTCCGGAACGCCGTCAAGCGCGGCCTGTGCCGTGGTCTTCGGCAAGACCGGCAGGCCCTGGAGAATATAGAGCGAGTAGTCGACCGCCGTCCAGTCGATGTCGACCTCGGCCGAATGCAGGCGATGCCCGCGCACCGCCAGCGTCGCGCGAACCGCCTCCGGAACGTCGGCGCGGGCCGCGGTAATGACGTCGACGCTGCCGTCGAAAACCTCGCCGGCCGCGAAGGTCTCCTCCGGCGTGCCGATGTCCCAGCGGACGACCTGCCAGACACCGCTCGAATCGATGGCCGTGGCCCCCGGGATGGTCTCCAGCAGGCCGCTGAAATAAGCAACCGGGTCAGGCTCGGCGTCCGACCACGGCAGCAGCCGGCCGGAGGTCGTCGCCAGCCCGCCGAGCAGCGCCTCGACCTGCGCCGCGCTGGCGCAGGCGGCCGGGCGCTCCTGCCAGCCGTCGCGACACGAGAGCGTCACCAGGCGCTCGGCGAGCGCAAACTCGCTGCGCTCGACGGTGCCGGTAAACAGGCGCCAGGTCGCCGTCTGCCCTGGCCGAAACAGCGTCACGTCGATCGTCACCGCCTGCCCCTCATAGCCTTCCAGGTCGGCGGCGCTGGCCGGAATCAGCGTCAGCGCGGCAACGCGGGCCGAGTCCTCGGCGGCGCTGATCCTGACCGAACCGGAGAGTCGGGCGCTGACATCGGCCGCGCCGACGATCACGGTCGGCGACCAGCCGATCGACCCGGAGGCCGACGAAAACACCAGCGGGCTGACCACCGACACCGACAGGCCGGCGGTCGCCGTTCCCGTTTCGACGCCGCCACCGCCAATGTCAAAGGCGTGATCGAAGCTGCCGGAGTCGAACGCCGCCATTTACACGGCCGGGTCGACCGACAGATAGGTCGTTACCGCGAAGTCGACCGTCAACGTCGGGTCGGCCGGCGTGTTCGTGTCGTCGAAGACCCGCAAGGTGACGACTCCGCCGGTGACGCTCACCTCGGAACGCCACCCGGCAGGCCATGACCCGCGCGGAGAGGCGGAATGAATGGCGGTGTAAGTGCGCGCCATCCCGCTCATGATCGGCGGTTGGCCGTCGCTGAACGAGAACGTGTAGACGCCGGCGCTCTCGCGGGTGGCCAGCGCCGTTCCCTTGCTGCGCGCCACCGTGCCCATGGTGGAATAAACGGAATTCCAGGTCAGCGAGGTCGCCGACACCGGGAGCATCGTGTCTTCGCCGAGCGCGTGCGGCTCGTCCCAATCCTCGCCGCCGACGAGGTCGGGGTCGGTATTCGGTTCGCCGGATATTTTCGCGTGGTGTATGGTCATCAAACCTCCTCGCAGACAAGTTCCCAGGACGGCCCGCTGTTGCCGGTGATCAGGCGCGGCGGGTCGGACATCACGGTCAGGACCGGATAGACGAGACGCACGGTGACGCCGCGCTCGTCGGTGACGCTCACCTCGACAGCGAGCGCGAGGATGCGCTGGAAGCGCGCCTGGCAGAGGCGACGTTCGATGTCGTGAAATACATGCACGGCATCCGCGCGGCAATCGATGCCATCCGCGGCCTCGATCACGCGCCGCAGGGCTTGTACGTGGCGATGCAGGCGGCGCTGCACCGCGTCATCACCGAAGCCGAGAGCATCGCCCTCGACTACGCCATCGGTCTCGATTTCGGCCTGCCGACCTTGTCGACCGAAGACACCTTCGATGCCGAGGCGCTGGCCGACCTCGACGACCCGAACGCCGACGAGGATTTCGGCCCCGACTATCAGGCGCTGTGATGGAGGAGATCATGGCACTGACACCCGAGCGCATCCTCCTCCTGAAGGATGCCGCCACGGCCCTGGCATCCGCCGGGCACGGCGAAAAGGGGCGCATCGCCGCCGGGCAGGCGGCAGCGCTGGGCTGCGACACCAAGACCCTCTACCGCCTGCTCGCCGAGGCCGGCTTCGGCGCCATGCGCAAGCGGCGCAGCGACGCCGGCAAGCTGGCGGTCAGCAAGGACGAGGTCATGACGGCGATGTCCATGAAGGTTGCAGCGCAGCGCGCCAACGGCAAGGACATCATGGGCGTCAACGTGATGGCCGATCTGGCCAGAAACAATGGCCTGGCCGCGCTCGGCCGGCTGGACAAGGAAAGCGGCGAGCTCGTTCCGGTCAGTGACGCCACGCTGCGGCGGGCGATCCGCAGCTATCAGGTCGACCTCAAGACACTGCGCACCCCGGCGCCGCACCGCGGGGCCAAAAGCCTGCACCCCAACCACGTCTGGCAGATCGACGCCTCGGTCTGCGTGCTCTTCTACCTGGACAACGGCGGCCTCGGCGTCATCGAGCACGACGAGTTCTACAAGAACAAGCCGGAGAACATCGAAAAGAAATTCAAGTCGATGGTCATCCGCTACGTGGTCACCGACCACTACAGCGGCGCCGTCTATTTCCGCTATTACCTGGGCGCCGAGTCGGGCGAGATGCTCTGTTCCTTCTTCATCGAGGCGATCCAGAACCGCGCGCACGAGAAGGACCCCTTTCATGGCGTCCCCTTCCTCGTCGTCGTCGACCCGGGCAGCGCCAACAAGGGCCAGCGCTTCCAGACCATGTGCCGGCAACTCGGGGTGCGCGTCATCGTCCATCGCCCCAAGAACCCGCGCGCCAAGGGCAGCGTCGAGAAGCACAACGACCTGATCGAGCGCGGCTTCGAAAGCCGCCTGGTCGGCCTTGAGGTCGAGACGCTGGAGCAGCTCAACCGCGAGGCCGATGCCTGGCGCCGCTATTTCAACGGCACCCAGGTGCATCGCCGGCACGGCCACACCCGCTACGGCATCTTCCAGACCATCCGCGCCGAGCAGCTGCGCCTGGCGCCGCCCCCGGAAATCTGCCGCTCGCTGGAAACCGACCAGCGTTGCGAACGGCGCGTCAACGGTGACAAGACCATCCATTTCGACGGTCGTGTCTTTACGGTTGAGCACCTCGAGCATTTGCGCATCAAGCAAAAGGTGGTCGTGGCGCAAAACCCCTACCGGCGCGACGCCGTGGTGGTGGTCGAGGTCGACGCCAAAGGCCAGGAGAAGCTCCTGCTGTGCCCGGAAGTCGCCTTCAATGCCGCCGGCTTCCGCGAGGATGCGCCGACCTGGGGCGAGGATTTCAAGTCCTTTGCCGACACGCCGGCGGTCAAGGACCTGCGCGCCCTGGAACAACTGGCCTACGGCGTCAACGGCAAGCTGGAAGTGGACGCGGCGCGCCGCGCCGGCCAGGTGGCCTTCGGCGGGCTCGACATCACCGGCCACCTCGACGCGGCGACCCCGGCCAGCTACCTGCCGCGCCCCGGCACCGAGATGGACATCAAGTCCCCGCTTTCGGCCGGCACCGTGGCCAGCGAACTGACCCGCCCGGGCGCCATCGCCATCGAACCCCGCACCCTCAACCTGGTGCAGCTCGCCAGCCGCCTGGCCGGCGCCATGCCCGGCGAATGGACGGCGGCGCACTACCAGCAGCTGGAGGCCTGGTATCCGGCGGGGGCTTTGGAAACGGAAGTTCCGGCGATCGTCGATCGCCTGAAGGGATTCATGGAACCCCCACGCCTGCGGGTGGTGGGCGGGTCCTGAAGAGGTGCCCGCCACCGCGTTGCAGCGCGAGTGACGGGCGGTTTGCAGTACGACTTGCACGGAGATTCAACCATGAAATCGTTCATTCACCAAATCGGGGAGGTGTGCCATGGGTGCCGTTCCCGCCATCTTTAGAGGTCATTCCTACATGCCGATCAAACTCAAGGGCGTTCTCGTCCGGCACGGCATCGCGGCGCGCCAGTTCGCCGGCGAGATCCGGCAGACCCACGACATCCCGCTGTCGCCGGCCGGCATGTCGCAGCTGCTGAACTACGGCTATTTCCCCAAGAGCACGCCGGAGCCGGCGATCCGCGCCCAGGTGGAAGCGCTGCTGGCGCAGCACGGTGTGCCCGATGGCGAGCTGGCCGACTGCTGGGCCGAGGAAGGCGACGACCGCTACCGCGCCGTCGTGCCGCTCAACCGCTCCGGCGAGAAGCGCGCCGCGCGCCATGCCGAGGCCCCAGAACCAGAATTCGAACCGATGGAGATTTCTATGCTTTCACCCCTGGCCAAGCGCCATTTCAAGCTGTTCCGCGACCCGTTCCAGGACGACATCAATTCGCCGGAAGACGTTTATATGTCCGACGCCCAGCACTACGTCGTCGAGGCGATGATCCAGACCGCCCTGGTCGGCGGCATCATGGCGGCGATCGGCGAATCCGGGTCGGGCAAGACGACGCTGCGCAAGCTGCTGCAGCACCGCATCACGCGGGAGGGCAAGAACATCCGCCTGGTCTTCCCGCAGACCTTCGACAAGTCCAAGCTCAACACCTCGGCGATCGGCACCGCCATCATCGCCGACATCGAGCCGGACACCCGCGTGCCGCAGAAGAACGAGGCGGTCGCCCGCGCCGTCGCCCGCGCGCTGGGCAACTCGGCGCGCGCCGGCTTCAAGCACGTGCTGATGATCGAGGAGGCGCACGACCTGTCGATCACCACGCTCAAGTACCTCAAGCGCTTCAACGAGATCGAGACCGAGGACGGCTTCGGCAAGGTGCTTTCCATCGTCCTCATCGCCCAGCCGGAACTGCGCGCCAAGCTCGATGCCAACCGCTACCCGGAAGCGCGAGAGTTCATCAACCGCTGCGAGGTGGCGACGCTGGATGCCCTGCACCAGAACGTCGGCGCCTACCTCAAGCACAAGTTCGCCCGCGCCGGCGCCGCCGTCGAGAACGTCATGGCCGACGACGCCTTCGAGGCGGTGCGCGCCCGCTGGACCAAGGTCGACCCGGCGACCCGCCAGGTCAAGACCAGCCTCTACCCGCTGGTCGTCAACAACACCGCCACCCGCGCCATGAACAAGGCGGCCGAACTCGGCCTGCCGCTGGTGACCGGCGACCTGATCAAGGAGCTGTGACATGAGCCAGCACACCCAAGGCCCCTGGATGGCATGCGTTGCCGATGCCGGCCACCTCGTCGTCGGCCCGGACGGCTATGCCGTCTGCGCGCTTCCCGCCATCGTCCGCACGCCCGACGAGCAGTCAGCCAACGCCGAGCTGATCGCCATGGCGCCCAATCTGCTGGTCCGCCTGGCCCATCTGGTCGATGTGATGCCCCGCGCCGACGCCGAGTTCGGCTCTGGCGAAATCGTCTATGTCGACGATTACGGCGCCGCCCTCGAAAAAGCCCAGACCCTGCTCGACCTGCTCGCCGAGTCCGGCGTCATTCCAGGAGAAACCTCATGAACACCCAGCCCGCCACATCCCACACCCACGGCGACTGGCGCGACCGCGCGTCGGCGCGCGCCGCCATGCTCAAGTCGTTCGACGAACAGGCCGACAACATCCGCACCTGCGTGCACTGGCTGTCCGGCCACAACGTCGACATCCTCGCCGTCGATCTGCGGCGCGGCCGCCATCGTCCCTACGTCACCGTCGCCGCGACGACGCTGCTGCACAGCCTGCTCCAGGACGACTGCGCCACCGTCGAGCGCAAGCAGCAGGGCGCCGGTGTCGTCTACACCTGGGCCGCCGTGCGCTTCGGCTGCCTGATCCGCTGGCAGGAGAGCGCATGAGCACGCTGCGCCGCACCCTCAAGACCGCCCGCCGGCTGCCGGCGCGTCTCGCCGATACCTGGGATCTCTACAGCCGGCTCGGCTTCCCGATCAAGCGCGCCTGGCGGATCGCCGGAACATGGTTCTGAACCATTCCCAGACCCGCGCGCTGCAGGCGCTGCGCGCGCCGGGCGGGCTGACCGCCCTCCAGGCCGAGGAGCGCTGGGGTTTGGGCGGCGCGCAGCCGCTGTACGCGCTGCTCCGCGCCGGCCTCGCCGAGCGCACCGGCGAGGAATTCACCATCACCGCCGCCGGGCGCGCCGCGTGCCCGTTCCGCAACGAACTGCTTTCCGCCGGCCCGCGCCGGCGTGATGAAACCAAGGAGAACGAAATGCCGCAAGGAGTCACGAATCTCACCCGCCGGGATCTGCTCGACGCCATCACCGCCGCCGGCGCCGACGGCATCACGCGCAACGCGCTGGTTTCCCGCTTCCTTGCGCGCGCCACCGAGTCGTGCATCGACCTGCACATCACCAATCTCGTCCGCCAGTCGCCGCGGGTCGTCTTCCGGCCCTTCCGGGGGCGTCTCGTCGCCGCCTGCTTCCTGGAGAATGGGGAAGGGGGAAGGGAGAAGGGGGAAAAGCCCCCAGCGCCAGGAGCGGCCTGCGTGACCGATGTTCCCGAGGCGGAAGTCGAGAAGATCGCGAAGGAATACGCCGAGATGATCGACTTCGAACTGGAGCCGCCGGGCGAAATGCCCGATCCCGTAGACCGCGACGAGGAACTGATCCGCCAGGCCGGCGTGATCGTCGATCTGCGCGCGCTGGTCGCCGAGCAGCAGGACCGGATCGCCGAACTGCGCGCCGCGCAGGCCGGCCAGATTGTGGACGGCGATATCGAGATCCTCGACCCCGAGACCGTCGAGATCGCCATCTACAGCAGCGGCGGCATGGACATCATGCACAACGACCGGACCGTGACGCTGGGCTGCACGGTCCTCGCCAAGCTGCGCGCCTTCCTCGGCCTGTTCGCGGAGGCCGCGTGATGGGCGGCAATTACCGCGCCAACGTGCGCACGCGGCCGGAGCGCGTCGGCGGCCTCGTCGTCGGCGGCCTGGAGCACCGCATCCTGCTCGCCCTGCGCGGTCCGGGCGGCATGACCTCGGAGCAAATCTACGTGCGCTTCTCGCCGTCGCCGTCGCAGGCGATGTGCAACTTGCGCCGCGCCGGGCTGATCCTGACGCCGCCCGCCGGCCACAAGGGCGAGGCGGTCCGCCTCACCGCCGCCGGCCGCGCCCTGGTCGACCCCGCCGGCCCGCTGGCGCGCAGCAAGACCCTCATCGACTACTGCCAACTCTAGGGAGGAATCATGGCTACCCGCAAGACCCGCCTCAAAACCCCCGCTGTCGCGGTCAACGTCCCGCAGAGCCGGGAAGCGGCCGCCGCCGCCGTCGCCGCGATCGGCGCGCTCAACCGCCATCTGGCGCGTACCGAGGCCGACATGAATGACGAACTCGCCGCCTGCAAGGCGCGCTGGGAGGAAGCCGCCGACCCGCTGCGCGCCCGCATCGCCGCGCTCACCCAGGGCGTCCAGACCTGGGCGGAAGCCAACCGCGACGCCCTGACCCAGCACGGCAAGGTCAAGACCGCCGCGCTGCCCACCGGCGAAATCCTCTGGCGCCTGCGCCCGCCCAGCGTGCGCGTCACCGGCGCCGAAGCCGTCCTCGACGCCCTGCGCCGCATGGGCCTCAAGCGCTTCATCCGCGAGAAGGAGGAGGTCAACAAGGACGCCATCCTCAACGAACCGGCAGCCGTCGCCCACGTGCCGGGCATCGCCATCAGCCAGGGCGAGGATTTCGTGGTGGTGCCGTTCGAGGCCGAGTTGACGGCGGAGGGGGCATGAACCGCTTGATGAAGTCCATTGTTCTGGATGCCGTGTTCGCCGGCCTGTTGATCGCTGGCTTGTATTACGGAGTCGACGGCGCCATGAACGTCATCTCCGGTGTCATCGTGATCGCTTTTCTGCTTTCGCTCTCGTTGTTTGCCGAGTCGGCCAAGGCGCAACTGAAGGCGCTTGGTCAGCCAGCTCTGCCGCATTGGTTCTCCGCGGTCTTCGACATGCTTGTGGTCGTTGCGCTCTGGTGGCACGGCTACTTCATGCTGGGCGGCATGTGGGCTTTCACCGCCGCGTTGACCATCACGACATGGCGTAAGGCGCTCAAGGACGAACCGGCGGAGGGGGCGTGATGGCCCGCCGCAGCGTCAAGATCAACGTCTCCGGATCGTGGGCCAGCCTCGCCTGGTGCGAGGAAGAGAACCTCGCTGGCGTCAAGAGGGCCTGCGAGGCCATCGCCGCCGCCAGCATCGGCCGCGTCGCCTTCAAGGTCAACGACGCCAGCGGCCGGACGCTCGAGGAATACGCCAGCATCCCGGCGCTCGGCAAGCCGCGCGGCTGGAAACGGAGCGCCAAGGCATGACCCCCAAGCCCAGCGGCCCGTGGCGCACGTAACGGCCGCAACCGGAGGAGAAAAAGCAAAGACCATCCAAGCCGGCACCTTTCCCGGCAAATCGGCGCTCTGATCCGGCCCATTTTTTCAACCACAGGAGCAATCCAATGAACCAAAACCAGCTCGTCATGAACATCGCCTCGATCAGCGGCGAAACCCGCAAGACCGTCGAGCACGTCCTCAAGACCGCCGGAGACGTCGTCCAGGCCGCACTGGCCGAGGAGGGCGAAGCCGTGCTGCCCGGCCTCGGCAAGCTCAGCGTCAAGACCCGCGCCGCCCGCGAAGGCCGCAACCCGGCCACCGGCGAGGCGCTGCGGATCGCGGCGAAGAGGGTGCCGCATTTCAGCGCCGCCAAGGCGCTCAAGGACGCCGTCGCCTGAGAACGTCGCCTCAAGCCCCGCGTTAACCGGGGCTTCGGGAGACGGTCTTTTAACGGAGAAATCATGACAAGCGAGACGATTCACTGGCACCGGACGGCCGACGTGCTGCCGGAAACCGACGAGGACGTGCTGTTCTATTTCACGAAAGCGGCCGGCCCGTGGGTCGGCTTCCGCAGGGACGGGTGGTGGTTTTCCGACGATAGCTGCCTTCTACAGGCCGCGCCCGAGTTCTGGGCCGCTTTGCCGAAAGGGCCGCAATCATGACCCCCGCCCAGAAGCGCCTCCTCTTTCCCCTTCGCGCCCCGCGCTGGCAGACGCAGGCCTGGCTGCCCTGGCATGTCGCCGCCGTCGCGGTCGAATCCTGGATCGACGGTTTTGTCTCGGTCCTGACGCCGCCGGGAAACCCGCGCCCGGAAAAGCCCGGCGTGCCCGACCCGGAAGACCGTCCATGAGCGCCATCGGCCTGCGCAAGGCCGCGCGCGTCAAGGCCATCCATGCCGCCTGCCGCGCGGCCGGCATCGACGACGACGAGCGCCACCGCCTGCAGAGGCAGATCACCGGCAAGGCCAGCCTCACCGAAATGTCCTATGCCGAGGTCAACGCCGTCCTCGACCACCTCAACCGCGCCGGCGGCTGGCAGGGCCACGCCGGCAAGCCCAGGGGCATCGCCGACGACCCGCAGCTTCAGAAGATCGAGGCCCTGCTCGCCGACATGAAGCTGCCCTGGGCGTACCTCCACAAGGGCCAGGTGGATCGCCCCAGCATGGTCCGCCGGCTGACCGGCAAGGATCGCATCGAGTGGGCCGACGCCATCGGCAAGCAGGCCGTCATCGTCGCGCTGGTCAAGCGCCAGCAGAAGGTCGCCGGCGGATGACCCCCCAGCTGCTCGCCGAACTCTCGCGCCTGCCGCTGTTTCCGCGCTCGGCGCGGGATCTGATCCACGTCGCCGGTCTCGAGGGCGCCGCGCAGATCATCACCGCCTGGCCCGGCCAGGTCTGGCCGGTGCCGGCCGTCGTCGGCGGCGGCAACCCGGCCGGCGCGCGGCGCTGGGGGCAGCTGATCGAGATCGTCGGCGAGCCGGTGGCGGCGCGCATCGTGCGCTGGTGCCCGGGCGGCGAGCTGTTCGTGCCGAACCTCAAGGAGGTTCTGTGGTCGCGCACGCAGGACCGGATCCGCTCCGACTTCGACCGTCTGACGACGACCGGCGGCTACAGCGTGCGCGAGGCGATCTTCGAGCTGGGAATCAAGCACGGCTGCAGCGGCACCGCCGTGCAACGGGCGCTGAAGCGGCCGAACCACGTGCTGGGCGAGGCGGCGGCCGCGGCTCCTGTCCAGACGTGCTTGTTTTAATTATGAGCCGGGCGTATCCTGCGCGTGTCGCTGAAACAACAGCGACCGGGCTTGGCAGCCCGGATTCTGAGGCGCACAAGCGCCGCTTACCCCACGGGAACGCGGCTTTTTTGTGTGCTGTGCTCGCGCACGCTCCCTCCATGGGCGGGCCGAGCGGGAGGGCTTCGGCCCTGCCGGCCCTCAGACCGGTCTGCCAACCCGCTCGGTTCCGCTCACCCGCTTGGCAGCGGGTGACGGTTCTACAACCGTTATCTGAGGAGCACACCATGTGCCAACGCACCATCACGCCCGCCCCGGCTCCGGGGCAACATCCCTTCCAGCGCGCCTACGACGTCGCCCAGATCGTCGCCGACGCCCGGCACGTCGCCGCGACCATCGCCGAGGCGGTGCCGGAAACCCTCCACGGCATCAACGTCGACGACCTCGGCCGCCTCGGCTGCCTGGCCTCGGCCGCCGCCCGCCTGATGCGGGTCGCCGAGGAAGCCGCCGACGCGCTGGCCTCCGACCTGCAAGACCTCTACATTTCCCTCACCCAAGGAGTCTGACCATGAAAGCAATGACGCAATTCGAGTTCCACACCCATGCCATCCGGGTGTTGCCGACCGATGACGGCGCCGGCTTCGTGGCCGTAGCGGCTGACGTGGCCCGCGCCCTCGAATACGGCAGCGCAAAAGACATGTTGCGTTGTGTTGATGATGAGGACAAAGGGTGGGCAGATTTGCCCACCCTTGGCGGAACCCAGCGGATGCGGACTATCAACGAGTCCGGCGTCTATACGGCAACCATCCGGAGTCACAAGCCGACCGCCAAGCCATTCCGGCGCTGGGTCACCGCCGAAGTCCTGCCCTCGATCCGCCGCACCGGCGCCTACGTGCATCCGGCGGCCAGCGACGAAGCGGCGGCGCCTGCTCTGCCATTGCGGGCCGAGCTAACGCCAGCGCAGTACAAAGCCGAGCTGGCTGCCCTGGAGGCGCTGCAAGCGCGGCTGGCGGGCGCAAAAATTGTCATTTCGCCCGAGGAATATGACGATTTGACCGCGCAGCGGCTACAGGTCGGCAAGAAGGTGCATCTGGTGCGCGACCTCGTTGGGCTGCTGGAGTCCCACGGCATCCCGCGCGATGTAGCCAAGGAACTGACCGGCCACGACAGCCGCGCCATTCGGCAGGCGGTCTACAACTACCGAAAGCTTGACCACTGAGAAAGGAGCAAACCATGAGCACTCAAGTCGACAATGACATTCATCCAATCCAGGCCGAGGAGTGTAAAGACCCGGTCGAGGTGCAGCGTATCGACGATGAGGAGGGCACTCTCGTCGCCCTGACCAAGAACCTCGAAGGCGATGGCGAGGATGACGACGACGGATTCTCCGTCTACTTCTCGTTGGAGAACGCCCGCAAGCTCGGCCAACTCCTGCTCACGCTGACGGACGCGCCGTAGCCGGCCCATCGCCCCATCACCAGCCCCGCCCCGTGCGGGGCTTTTCATTGCGCGACCGCAGAGCGCGGAGCAGGGACCCCGAAGGGGATGCGACCGCGGAGCGGGATGCGGCGCCCCGTGCGGTCGCTGGCATCCCCTGCGCTGGCCGATCCCCCTGCGGGGGTCCCTCGTCCGACGCTCCGGGGCGCCCCTGCCCAACCCCGTCCCCCTGACCGGTCCGCGCGCGCGCGAATAACCTCCCGGCATGCCCTGCCGCGACTGCCTCCACTTTCTGCCCTCCGAAAAGGCCAATCAACGGGCCTTCCTGGAGGGTTACGGCTATTGCAAGGCGGGCGAGACGCCGCTGCTGCGCGCCCGCTTTTTTGCCGACTCGCGCGACTGCTGGCTCGATCCGCAACGCTACCACCAGGAGCGCCACCCATGAAGCGCATATCGCCCGCCGGCTGGTTCTGGATCTCGTACCTCGCGGTCATCGCGGTGACCGTCGCGGCCTGGCGGTGGTTGTGATGGCCACCCGCTACGCCTCGCGCAAGTTCCTGCTGGCGCTGGCTGCGCTCGCCAGCGCGACGGCGCTGGTCGCCACCGGCCATATCGCCGACGGCGTCTATTCGGCCGTGGTCATCGCCACGGTCGGCGCCTATATCGCCGGCAACGTGGCGCAAAAGGCGGTGGTGAACGATGGCCAGTAGCGGCGGCCGGCTCGGAGTCGCAGCGCTGATGCTGTCGGCTGCCGGCTTCGTCGGCATCGCCCTGAACGAGGGCTACAGCGACAAGGCGATCATTCCGGTGCCGGGCGATGTGCCGACGATCGGCTTCGGGACGACCGAGGGCGTCAAGCCTGGCGATACGACGACGCCGCCGAAGGCGCTGGCGCGGGCGTTGCAGGACGTGAGCCAGTACGAGGGCGCGATCAAGCGCTGCGTGACGGCGCCGCTGCACCAGCACGAGTACGACAGCTTCGTCGATCTGGCCTACAACGTGGGGCCGGGGGCGTTCTGCCGTTCGGCGCTGGTCAAGAAGCTGAACGCCGGCGACTACGCCGGGGCCTGCGCCGAGATCCTGCGCTGGCGTTTTTACCAGGGGAAAGACTGTTCCGCCCCGGAATACCGGCGCCTGTGCGGCGGCTTGTGGACGCGGCGGCAGGCGGCGAACGCCAAATGCCTGGGAACAGGCCCATGAACCCGGCTCTGGTTTCGCTCGCTCCGGCGCTCCCCCTGTGGTGGCGGATGGCCAGGGCGCTGGTGGTCGCCGGCTTCGCGGCGCTCTGTTTCGCCGCCGGCTGGGCGGCCGAAGGCTGGCGCAAGGATGCCGCGATCGACCGCCTGCACCGCGCCCACGCCGAGGTGCGCGCCCGCGATGCCGAGCTGGCCGCCGAAGACCTCCGCGCCGCCGTCCAGCGCGGCGACGAACTGGCGGCCCGCGCCGCCGCCGCCGAAGCGGCCCGCGATCTTGCCCTGGAGGAAACCCGCGATGCTCTACGTAAAGCCACGACTGGCCGGCCTTGCCTGCCTGGCGCTGCTGTGCGCCTGCTCAACCACCCCGCCGGCCTCCGGCCTCCGGCACTGCCCGCGCCCGCCGGCGAGCCTGCTGGCGCCGATGGCGGAACTGCCAGCGATACCGACGTCGCCCTCTGGGCCGCCTTCGCCCGGCGCAGCTACGACACCTGCCGCGGCCGGATCGCGGCCATCGCCGATTTTTACAGGGAGTCATTGAGTGACTGAAACCATCATCCCGGAGCAGCAGCTGCGCCGGCTCAAGGAGGCCGCCGACTGCGCCTACTGCGACGTGCGCTGGGCGGTCGGCGACCACCCTGAACTCCGCCACGTGCTGCTCACGCTGACAATCGAGACCTACCGCGCTGGGTATGCCGACGGCCTGCGCGATGGCGAGAGGATCTGACGTGCCGGATGACATGGACCGCGCCCAGGCGCGCGAGGAGGAGATGCGCGCCGATGCGCTGGCCGAACACCAGCGCCGGGCGCATGGCGACGGAACGGTTCCGTCGGCGATCGAGTGCGCCCTGTGCGATGAGCCGATCCCCGAGGGGCGGCGCCGCGCAATTCCGGGGTGCAGTTGTGCACCGAATGCCAGGCGTTTTGCGATCGCTACGGCCCGCCGGGGGGCGAGCGATGATCCCCTTTGAAATGACGGCGCGCGACTGGATGCAGGTCATCCAGATGATCGGCACCTTCTGCCTGGGCGCGTGGATTTATATCGAGAAACGCAACGACAAGACAAACGAACGGGTGAGCGCGATGGGCGACCGCATTGACGAAATCGACCGGGACCTCTCCGGCCTGATCGCCACCAGCAAGACCTCTCCGACTCATCGCGATTTATCCAACGTCTATCACGCGCAGAACCGCACCGACGAAAAGCTCAACCAGCTGATCGGCGAAACCCGCAGCCAGAGCGACCTGCTGCGCCTGATCATGGCGCAGATCACCAAGAAAGGCATGGAATGAAGACCATCGAGCAAGCCAATACCGAATGGCGGCGCCTGCACATTCTGCGGGCGCTGGCGCTGCGCCCGCTGTATCGGGCCGAGCCGCGTAACCTGCGGCAGGAGCTGGAGACTACCGGATACCCGATGACGCTGACCAAGCTGTCGGTCGAGTGCGCCTTCCTCGCCGATCTCGGACTCGTCTCGGCGCCCGCCGAAGGCCTGCTGGCGTTGACGGACGATGGCCTCGCCGTGGCGCGCGGCCTGATCAAACTGCCGGGAATCGGCACGCCGGAGCCGGGAGCGCTCTGATGGGCCGGGCGTCCAAGGTGAAACAGCTGCCGCCCGGGTTGCTGGATGAGCTGAACGCGCGCCTGATCGGGCAGGGGTTTGCCGGGTATGACGAGCTGGTCGAGTGGCTGCACGCCAAGGGGTTCGACATTTCCCGCTCCTCCCTGCATCGCCATGGCAGCGCGCTGGAAGCGGAATTCGAGGAGGCGATGGCCGATGCGCGCCGGACGCGGGCGCTGGCGCGCGCGGCCAGGGAATCCGGTGACAACGACGGCGCGCTGATGAGCGCGGCGGCAGGCATCCTCCAGGACAACCTGCTGCGCGTTTCACTGGCGGCGAAACGCGAAGGCGACGACGATCCGGCGGCAGCGGCAAAGACCCTGTCACTGATTTCCAGGGCGTTTGCCGATGTCGGCCGGATGGATATCGCCCATCAGAAATGGATGGTCGAGTTGCGCAACCGCATGGCGGCCGATGCGGCCGCCGCCGCGGTCTCCGGTGCCGCCGCCGAAGGACTGACGCCCGAGCAGGCCGCCCGCGTCGGCGACGCGGTGGCCAAGCGCATCCAGATCTACCTTCCGGACAACGGCCGCTGAGCATGGCCGAGCCGAACATCATCCGGCCGCAGCGAGGTCCGCAGGAAGCCTTCCTGGCTTCGAGCGCCGATATCGTCATCTATGGCGGCGCGGCGTTCGGCGGCAAGACCTTCGCACTGCTGCTCGAAACCACCCGGCACAGCGACAACGGCAAGTTTGGCGCGGTGATCTTTCGCCGCACGACCAAGCAGGTCAAGGCGGAAGGCGGCCTCTGGGACACCTCCGAAGAGCTTTACCCCGAACTCGATGCAAGGCCCAATCTGTCGAACCTGTCGTGGACGTTCCCGAGCGGCGCCCGGGTGACCTTCGCCCACATGGAACACGAGAAGAACAAGCTCGACTGGCAGGGTTCGCAGGTGGCGATGATCGGCTTCGACGAGCTGACGCATTTCACGGCCGGCCAGTTCTGGTACATGCTTTCCCGCAACCGTTCAGATTCCGGCGTCGCGCCCTACATCCGCGCCACGACCAACCCGGACCCGGACAGCTTCGTCGCCGAGCTGATCGCCTGGTGGATCGACCAGGAAACCGGCTATGCCATCCCGGAGCGTTCCGGCGTGATCCGCTGGTTCGTCCGCTACCGCAACGAACTGATCTGGGCCGACTCGCCCGAAGAGTTGCGCGACCAGTACCCCGACCTGTCGCCGAAGAGCCTGACCTTCATCGCCTCGTCGTACAGGGACAACCAGATCGGCCTGGCGAAAGACCCGACCTACATTTCTAACCTCGATGCGCTGACCAATGTCGAGCGCGAGCAGCTCAAGAACGGCAACTGGAAGATCCGGCCGGCCGCCGGCGACTACTTCAAGGCGGAGTGGTTCGAAATCGTCGAGAAGGCGCCGGCGAACTGCCGCTGGGTGCGCTACTGGGACCGGGCGGCGACCGAGCCGAACAGCCAGAATCCGGATCCGGATTATACGGCGGGTCCGAAGGTCGGCAAGGCGCCGGACGGAACCTACTACGTCGCCCACGTCGCCCGCGACCGCAAACGTCCGGCAGGGGTGGTCAAGCTGATCAAGGAAACGGCACGCGCCGATGGCGTAGCCTGTACTCAGGCCCTCGAGCAAGACCCTGCCCAGGCCGGCAAGACTGAAATGGAGTTCTATATCGCCGCGCTGGCCGGCTTCGATGTCCGGGCAGTGCCCAAGCGTGCCGACAAGGAAACGGCGGCGCGGCCAGCCAGTGCCCAGGCGGAAGCGTTCCGGATCAAGCTCGTTCGCGGCGCCTGGAACAAGGCGTTCCTCGACGAGCTGGAGAACTTCCCGAAGGGCAAGCACGACGACCAGGTCGATGGCTTGTCGGGCGCGATCGGCTTCCTCGAAAGCGACAACGTGCAGCCTGCGGCCGGTCAAACGATCGAACCGACGCCCGGCCAATTCACCCCGGAATCCCGCACCAACCATCACCGCCCACCCCTGATGACGCGGCCGCACGGCGGAGCGATCTTCGGCCGGCGGCTTCACTGAGAGACGACCATGGGCGTACTTGACAGGATCAAAGAGTTTTTCATGCCGCTGCGCGAGGCGGCCGGGGCGACGGTCGACGACGACGAGGGCTGGCGGCGCCTGACCGGCGACAGCACGCGCGATCTGGCGCCGGTCACCCAGCGCCGGGCGCGCGAGATTTCCGCCTGGCTTTGGCAGGCCAACCTGCTGGCCAACCGCATCATTGAACTGCCGATCGCCTTCATGCTGGCCGACGGCGTCAAGCTGACCGTGCCCGATCCGGACGCTCAGCTCACCCTGAACCGCTTCTGGAACGATCCGATCAACTGCATGGATCTCAAGCTGGAGAAGAAGGTGCGCGAACTGGCGCTGTTCGGCGAGCAGTGCTACCCGGCCTTCGTCAATGAAATGAGCGGCGAGGTGCGGCTCGGCTACCTCGATCCGGCGCTGATCGAGACCGTGGTCTCCGATCCCGACAACCCGGAGCAGCCGATCGGCATCGTCACGGTCAAGGACAAGCACGGGAGCGCGCGCCGCTACCGCGTCATCGTCAATGGCGACGAGGACGTGTTCTCAAAGCGCACCCAGGAGATTCGCGCAACGTTCGGTGACGGCGACTGCTTCTATTTCGCGGTCAACAGCCTGTCATCCGGCGTGCGCGGCCGTCCCGACCTGCTGGCCAGCGCCGACTGGCTGGATGCCTACGATGATTTTCTGTTTGGCGAGCAGGATCGCAACAAGTATCTGCGATCCTTCGTCTGGGACGTGACGCTCAAGGGCGCGAACGACGAAGCGGTCAAGGCGCGGGCGAAGGAGATCACGCCGCCCAGCCCGAACAGTGTCCGCGTGCACAACGATTCCGAGACCTGGGCGGCGGTGGCGCCGGGCCTCAACGCGGCCGACACGTCGGAATCCGCGCGCCTGCTGCGTAATCACGTCCTCGGCGGCGCCACGCTGCCCGAGCACTGGTTCGGCGGCGGCGGCGACGTCAACCGCGCGACCGGCGAGAGCATGGGCGATCCGGCGTTCAAGGTCATGAGCATGCGCCAGCGCGTGATCAAGCACATCCTGGAAGAAGTCGGCCGCTACGTGCTGCGGCAGAAGGCCGTCGCCGAGGGCAAACAGGTTGATTTCGGCCAGGCGGATCAGCAGGTCAACGCGGAATTCCCGGAGATGATCAGCCGCGACACGACCAAGTATGCGGCGGCCCTGCAGCAGGTCGTCACGGCCGTTGCCATGGCGGTCGACCGCAAGTTCATGGCGGCGCAACTGGCCCTGCAGATCATCGCCGCCGTTGCCGGCCAGATCGGCGTCGATATCGACCCGGAGCAGGCGCTCGCCGACGCCCAGGCCGAGGCGGAGAAAAATGCCGAGGCCGATGTCTTCACCGATCCGCTGGCGAATGACCCGGCCGCGCCATGAACAAGGACCAGGAGCGCGCCTGGAAGAAAGCCGAGAAGGAAGCCCATGCGGAGCGCAAGCGCCTGCTGGAAAAAACGCGCGCCGAAGTCCTGGCGCTGCTGGAAAAGGCGAAGGCCGACATCACCCTGACGCTGGCCGGGCAGCCGACCGAATACCAGCAATGGCGGCTGAGCGAACTCAACCGGGAAGTCGACCGGGTGACGGCAGAGATCGGACGGAGCGCCGGTCAGGTGCTGGCCAGCGCCGCCATCCAGGCCTGGGAGGGCGGGATCGCGGCGCTTGACAAGTCGCTGGCAGCGGCCAAATTCCAGGTAATGCTGCCTCACCTCGACGCCGGCCAGTTGATGGGCATGCGTGCCTTCATGGTCGAGCGCATCGCGGATGTGACCGCCGTCGCCGCCGGCAAGATCAAGCAGGAACTGGGGCTGGCGATGATCGGCACGCAGAGCGTGCACGAGACGATCGGCAAGGTCGCCGGGCACCTGGGCGAGGGCAGCCGGACGCGCGCCACGACCATCGTGCGCACGGAACTGTCGCGCGCCTGGGCGGTGGCGGCCGACGAACGGGCGGTGCAATCCGGCCAGGCGGGCGTCGCGATGGACAAGATCTGGCGGCGCAGCGGCAAGCTGCACCCGCGCCGCGCCCACCTGCTGGCCGACGGCCGACGCGTCAAGCTCGACGAAACCTTCACGATCAACGGGCATCCGATGCGCTTCCCGCACGACCCGCGGGCGCCGGCATCGGAAACCATCAACTGCGGCTGCATCTGCCTGTACCGTCCGCGCGAAACGCCAGGCACGCTGCCTGACCACCGGCCATTCACCGAACAGGAAATCGCGCAGAACCCGGACATGGCGCAGCTGGCGGACGGAAAGAGCGTTCGCGAATTGCTCGGAGACACCCGGACGCTTCCGAATCACGAGAATGCCAGCATTGGCATCCGCAAGCTCCGGGACTACGCACTCGACTCAACACATCCGGTCGGCGGAAACAAGGCGCGGCGAATATTGGCCACGCTCGGCTTCGATGCCTCCGATGCCAGCCAGGTAGCACAGCTGATCCGCGATGGGTTGCGCAGCAATAGCGCGACGCCCGGCCTTCTGGACGAACATGGCCAACGCTACTCGGTTGACATGGAATTGACCGGGCCGTCCGGAACGGCTATCGTTAGGACAGCGTGGATTGCCGATTCTGAGGACGCCGCGCCACGATTGGTTTCTTTCTATGTGAAGGGGTCGTAACGTGAAATACAAGCTGTTCGACGTTGTCGAGACGACCGTTTCCCTGCCTTCTGCCGGTATTCTTCCTGGTGCGCTTGGCGCCATCGTTGATGCCTACCCGGACGGATCGTTCGAGGTGGAATTTACAAACGACGCCGGCGAGACCGTGGCGCTTGTACCGTTGACCGCCGACCAGATCAGGTTGGCTGACGTGCAACGTAAGGCGGCTTGACCCCGGTTTTTCTCCGTCTGTTGTGCCCATGCCGACCAGTATCGATGGTGGCAAGCACCCACGCGCTTACAGCCTGGTGTGCATGCGCTGCGCCCATTTGACGGTCCGTGACACCGGCGGCTTGCCCGGAGATCATGGGATGCGTTTTGAACCGTTCAAAGTCGGAGATCTTGAGTCTGGGCCGTCGGCTTGAAACCTGCCCCAGCGCAACGAAAAACCGGGCCGAAACTGGCCCGCTTTTGTTTTTCGTGTAGCGCAAATAAATTGCAATTTCGTTTCGCTTCAAACCTGCTCTTCCCAGCTAATCCCGCATTTATCTCGCTCGATGCCCTTCATTTATCTCGTTCGTCAACAGCGCATTACGGCGTTTCCGCTCGCTTGCGCGGATCATGCCTGCAAGGAGGAGCGACAAAGCCGGACACCCAGCCAGGCGCGCCAGCGGCGACGTGGCGCAACCACCCTTCGGGCGAAACGCGGCGAAGGCATTGAAATCAGGTGTCACGCGGTTCCCTGGCGAAATACAAGCGGTCAACCGAGGTTTCCAGGGTCATGCCAACAGCCGGCGCAGGATGAG